TCAGCGGTCAAATTACTGATGCCCGTGACGATGCTACAGCACGTTATGATAACTTTGATACTCGCTTTGATGGAATTGATACTTCTGTAGCAGGGGTTGGAAGTAATCTTACTGCTGGGTTTACCAATCTACAGGACTTGATGGATCAGTATAATCAGGGAATGAATACCCAGTTTGATACTGTTAATACTGGTGTAGGTAACAATGCTACAGCTTTGTCTAACAACGCCACTTCTATTGGTAATCTGCAAACAGACGTCACTGGTGGATTCAACGACATGGGTGGTCGGTTTGATACGCTAGATACTGGTCAGGCAAACATTCAAGGTGCAGTAGATCAAGGATTTACGGACCAAGCACAAGGCTTTGCAGACGCACAGGCTGATCGTACTTCTCAGTTTGATGCTGCCAATACAGCTATGACCGCAGGTTTTGGGGATACAGGGGAAGCGTTAGCTGAGGGCTTTGGAGATGCATCTACCCAACTAACTAATGCTCAGTCTGCCATAACAGAGGGTCAAGGCGGTATCGTAGATAATTTGGATGCATTCTCTGGCAGAGCAGATACTTATGCTGCATCCCAGCTAGAAAATCAGGCCAATATGCAGTCTAACCAAGAGGGCTTTCAGTCTAGCTTTGACTCATTCACAGAACGCTATGGCGATGACACTGAGTTAGCTCAACAGTCACGCGCTGACTTGGCTACTGCTCAATCTAATCAGACAGATCGTCTGCGTGAAGACATGGGTACATTTGCTCAGGCTGCTGCTACAGGCCAACAGGCTCTAGGTACTCAGCTAGAGGGCGTAGCCACAGGCATGGATACTCAATTAAGTCAGCTTGGTGGTACTGTAGAAAGTGGATTTGTAGATACACAGAATGCTGCTTTGAATGCTGCTAATACTACTAACGCCGCTATCGATGCACAGGCTCAAGCAACTGCTAATCAGGCAGCTAACACTGAGGCAGCTATTGCTAATAGCATTACTCAGATGGGTGACCAATCAGCTAATATTCTATCTCAGATGGATGCTGGGCAAGTTACTGCTGCTAGAGACATGGCAAAACTTGCTGCTGGACAAGAAGGTCTGGACGCTAATATGAGAGCAGACTTTGAACAAATGGGTTCTGCTTTTGACGATAATGGTTCCCTTATTAAGAACAGCATCGATGCTCAAGGAAATACTATTACCCGCGCTATGGATCAGCAAGGTAATATGCTTCTTAAGAAATTTAATGTGCAAGGCGAAGAGACTGGCTCTAGCCTGATCAATATTGGTCAACGGTTACAACAGCTTCAACCAAAGCCTAATGCTGGTAATACTCAGATGGGTACTACAACTCCACAGGCTCAAGTTGGCGGGTTTGCTTCATCCCCATATCAACAGACTGGCACTCTGGGTATGGCACAACAAATTAAACCAAGCATGGAAAGACCACCCAATCCTTTCGCAGGAACTATTCCAGTCAGTCAGCCTATAGACCCTAATACGTTTACGAGGTAACAAAATGCACCCACATAAAGTGTCTACAGACTGTATTGAACTGGTTAAGAAGTTTGAGGGTCTACATAAACTAAAGGATGATGGTTTAGTCCATTCGTATAGGTGCCCAGCCGGAAAGTGGACTCTGGGTTATGGGGCCACTAAAGGCATTCGCTCTGGTATGAACTGTACCATAGCAGAGGCTGAACAGCGGCTAATCCATGATTTAGATGAACACGGTAAAATCGTTAAACGTCTGGTTAACGTACCTCTATCTCAAGGACAATATGATTCGTTAGTATCGTTTGTATTCAACTTAGGTGGTGGTGCGTTCAAGTCATCAACTTTGCTGAAGCGTCTGAACTCTGGAAATTACGACGATTGCCCTGAGCAGATCATGAGGTGGAACAAGGCCAGAGTAGACGGTAAGCTAACTCCCTTACGTGGATTAACTCGCCGCCGTGCAGCCGAAGCAGCTATCTTCTCCAGAGACGCACAGTTGCCCTCTGATGAGGGTGGCCCAGAGATGCCCCAGAAGCCTACCGCTGAAGCACCTAAGCCTCTCACTAAGTCTAAGACAATGGCTGGTGTGGGTATTGCTGGTGCAGCCACAGGACTTAATGAGGTGGCCGGACAGTTACAGGGGCTTGTAGCCTACGCTGACGGCCTCAAGACTATATTCCTGCTCTGTGCAGTCGGCGGTATCGCTCTAGCAGCATACGCTAGATACAAAGACAATAAGGAAGGCATCCACTAGTGTTCATCTTTGGTAAAATAAAGAGTTACATTATTGGTGCATTAGCACTGGCCTTACCCATACTCTATGTCATGGGTCAGGTCACAGGACGGGCTAAGGAAAAGAATAAAGTCCTTAAGGACGATCTACAGGCCCAGAAGAAAAATACTGATTTTTACAAGGCAATGGCAGAGCATGAAGACGATAGCCTTAATGACCGCAAGTCTCTTACTGAGCGGCTGCGCGGGAACGGTCTATAGAACCGATCTAGAAGTCTACTGCCCACCTATGGAGCAGTACTCTAAGGACTGGAACAAAGGACTTGCTACAGAGATTGAGAGCCTAGATGAAGGCTATTTCGCTATACCAGTGGCTATAGCAGATTACGCCAAGCTACGGGATCGTATCCGTGCGTGTGAAAAAGAGAAGGATAATATCTAATGGGCTTCTGGTCGGATTACATTGGTGGCGGTAACAGCTTTACGGAAAGTGTGGCAAATACTTTTACACCAGAGGATGGTGCATCTTACGTTGGTGGGCAGCTTGTAGATGATAACACTGGCGCATCAATATCTCCGGGGGGAACATCATCCACAGGCCATACTATTGCTGGAACTATGAACTCTTCTAGCAACGATAATAATAATAACAGTGGTTCTGGTTCAAATACTTCCTCTAGTGCAAACACCAACAGTACCTCAGTAACAGGCCAAGCCCCTACTGGATTTGCTAATATGATTGGTATGGGTGCTGGTGTAGGAATTATTGGTAAATTAGCTGGATGGGCTAATGGACTAGATAAAGACGCTGACCTTACTAGAGAAGGTGCAGGAGTTGTTGATGGAAGACAGGTATACGTCAGTGAAGGGGGTATGGAGTACTCATACAACTTCCTTGGACTTCCCTACGAAGTAAAAGTAGAAGATGGTAAGGTTGTAGATGCGCTATCAATTCGTGATCCAGAAACTGGTCAAACAGGCTATGAGAAGATGGCTCAAGAGCAGCGGGATCAGGGTAATGATGACGGTGCAGATGCTATCATGCAACAGGCTTCTGATAATGCCAGTGATGGTTCTGAAGAGGTAGACATTTCTGCGGATGAACTGGCAGAACGAATACTTAAGTTTGTTGAGCTATCTGGGGTAGCTGCTACGGCTGAAGAGAAGGCGGCTATTGCTGCCGATCCTATGAAGTATCTTACAGACCGTGGCCTGAAAATGGCCGACATTGTTCCTACTCTGGATGTTAATACTGACGGAGCAACGCTAGATGACATGGATGATATGGAAGACATTGATGTCAATGTCACCACTGTTGATGATGCTGCTACCGTTGATCCTGTTACAGGTAAACCCGTAGAAACATATACCCCAGATGAGAATGTCATTACAGATGACATGAAGGTAGATGCTGTTACTGGTGAAATACGGGATGAGAACCTTGTAGATGAATCTGAGTATTTAATCGACATTGAGGCTGCTGCAAATGGTCAAGGGGTTTTAGGTAACGCCCTTAATGACTTTGCCACCCAGAACATTTCCACAGTAATTGATACCAGCACCGCAGAAGGTAAGCTACTGGCACAGGCATTGGGCGAAGGTAATTACACCGACTCCAAGGCCACAGTATTAGGTCAGGCTAAACTAATTGCTGCTGAGTTTAAGGACAGTAACGGCAACGCTCGTATCCCTGCATGGGCGCAGGGCGTAGCGAGAGACGTATCTAAGAGTATTTCCTTTGGGGGTATGTCCGGCACTGCTGCTACAGAGGCAATGGCAAACGCTATTATGGAATCTACTCTGGGCATAGCCGATAAAGATGCAAAATTCTTCCAAACTATTACCATTCAGAACTTGGATAACCGACAAGAAGCCATTATAAACAAAGCTAAGACGTTGGCTACATTCGCCACTGCAAATTTGTCGGCAAGTGAAACTGCTGCGGTACAGAATGCTAAAGCCTTTCTTGAGATGGACCTTACCAATCTGACCAATGAACAACAGGCAGAGGTAATTAATAAACAGGCTATAGTAGATGCCCTCTTTAAGAATACGGAAGCAATCAATGCTGCTAAGTTATTTACTGCTACAGAGCGAAATGATGCCGCACAGTTTTATGATGAATTAAACGTAACCATTGCCCGTGATAACGCCAACACAATTAATACCTTGGCTAAGTTCAATGCTGGTGAATTAAACGACAACGCAGAATACGTTGCTGAGTTGAAGAATAACAGACAACAGTTTGTTAAGAAACAACAATACTTCATCGATAAATATAATGCCGACTGGAGACAGACAGTAGCCACCACTAATAACCAAATGGCCTTTGATGCTGCCAGTGCAGATATTAAAAATGCTCTAGGCATATCGCAGGAAGCACAGAATGCTATCTGGGATGACGCTGACAGCATTTTGGATT